TAAGGGTCCTCTGTATAACTATATACCACATTGGCAGGGTCAACATAAGAAATCTTAACTCCTGTTCCTTGTAAAAATTCATGTTTTGCTATAGATATACCAAGTACTGTTGCATCATAATCTAATCTCCAACGAATATCATTATAATGATTTTCATCAAATATCGTATTAATAGCTTCTTCTTCAGCAATCTCGATAGCAGGCTTATAATTAAGTTGCATATATAATGCTAATTCTTCATCTGTCTCAGGTAACTTCTCAGGGTCTGTAGTAAAAGGATTAAATCCTGTTTTTTCTTTTATGACTTGTAACACAGGTTTTGCAACCATCTGCCCTTCAAGCATATCTTGATACTTACTTCTTTTAGCTTGAGACATTGCGTCTTGCGAATATACCTTAACTTTAAATAATCTATCAGCCATTCCGTTAACAATAATGTCAACAAACTTTGGAATTATAGGCACAGGTGTCCAATCTAAATTTAGATAAGATAAATCACCATCTATAGCTAATTCATTTTTATATTTTGCAATTGACTGTTCTCCTCTTGCATATAGTCTAAGTCTATGAAATTCTTTCCATTGACCATAATATCTACAACTGTTTCCATCTTTTCTAAACCACTCATATTGAATAGCTTGACCTACTTGTAGTCCAAATTGTTGAGATGCTTTTTCTGCATCAGTTGCTAACTGACTTGGAAATACTGAAGATGTAATATCTATTGTTACGTTTTTCATTTAATTAGTTGACTTGTTGAACCATCATTAGAATACCTTGCGAAGTTAATACTTATTTTTGAATCTTTTTTCTCCGGCATATATAAATGCTTCTGATTAGCCATAATAGCTAATCCTGAACTAATAGAAGCATCAAATTTTGTTCGGTCATTAATATCAAATTTAGCCCAATCCTCTAAAGTTCTAGTAAAGGGCATTGTTCCCATATCATCATTGTCTCTATATGAAGAAGTAAAATCTATACCGATATACTTTTCTATATATGATTCAATAGCTGATGCGTGAGATTGCTTAACATCTTCAGATGAGTTAGGTATTCCTCCAAGTTCACGTTCTGTTTTTGATAATTTATTATATTGCTTATCAGGTCTATTTAGACAATAGTGTCTATAACCTCTATTTTTAAAATGGTAAAGTAATCTAGGTTTGTTATTCTCAATTAGAATTGGCATACCATAAAATACACATGCCATTAATACTTCTTCGAAAAATATCTCTGCTGTTTGAGGCCTTGCAATATATTCTAAGAAAAATTCGTTTGAAGGAGCTTCATCCATATTGAACTTAGTAAGTCCATGCAAAGAACCATTAGACCCTCTGCCTCCAACTACCGCAGATATATCATAAGAGTCACATCCAAATGAACCTATATGTTCATTCCCGGGATATTTCATTCCGCCTCTTGAGTGTACATTGTTTTGTAAATACTTAGCAGGAGTCCAACTAACTAAAAATCTTCCCCTAGTATCAGGAGTAAATATAACTTTAGTGTCTTTAATACCGTCTTTCCAATGAAAAGAACCACGTGTTACAAAGTGCTCTTTTATCAAACTATCATTGTAGTCGATTTGTTGGTATATTTTTGTAAGATTAAATAAAGACTGCTTGCTTTCATCTCTAAATGCGTGAGACGTAGTACGTGGAAACTGACGATAGAATTCATTTAAAGCATCTGCATCATTCTTAAGAGAGTCAACCTCTGCCTCCCAATAATTAATAGCTCCATTCTTTATCATCATACCATCTACTCCAAGTACAGGTACTTCAGGTTTATAGAATACAGGCATACCGTATTTATCAATAAATCCCTCCATATTCCATTCCATTGGAATAAACAATGAATATAGTCCACTTTTTGTTTGACCATTAGCATTACGACTTGTTGCTAATGATTCCTCGTACATGTCTTTATAGTTCTGACCTCCTTTAGATAATGCATTTGATGTTGAACCCATCATACACTTACCGATTATCTTAGCTCCCAAACGAAGACAAGTTTTAGTTACTCGCCAATTCTCTTTAATATTAAAAGGCTTAGTCCACTTACCACTTTCGTCATGGGCCAAGAATAATAATTTTTCTCCATCATAGGAGTTATCATCTGTATTTTTCCAATCTATTGATGTATCTAATCCTTCTATTGATTCATCTTCAATCTCGTACATATTCTTCTTTGTAATCTTAGATGCCGGTACACGGAAGGCCAATTCTGTCTTAGGTTTATCCATACCATCCATAATAGGTTTAAAGAAAAATGGAAGTCTTATATTTATAGGAACTACTTTATCTGTAAACATCTTCTTAGCATCAGCTCCTGTCTTAGATAGGATACCAATCCTAGCATCTTTTGCAAGAGTACCTATATTTATAGCTTCTGAAGAAGACATAAAAGAAAATCCTGAACGTCTAATCTTTAGATATATCATTCCGAAACATCTCGAGTCTGCTCTACACGCTTCCCAAAATATCCAAAATATTCTATTTGCTTCACGAAAGTCAGGATAACCAACATCAATACTAGACCATTGGAGATACATATAATGAGAGCCTGTTATGTAAGTAGGAGTTCCATTGTTCATAAACCAAACTCCACTCTCTCTAGCATCGAATTCATTTTCAATATAATCAACCCACTTATTCTTAAACTCAGAAGGCGTATCATTCCATTGGAATATTGATTGTATTTTTGAGAGTTGTTTAGGTAAAGGTTCTCTTTCCCAATACTGTTCACTTTTTGTGGCGCTTCTTTGAAAGCATTTTTTAGGAGCTAAAGGAAGTGCAATATAGATACCTGATATATTTACTATGTCGCCTATCTGACCTGTCTTAGATATTATAACCATATCATATTGGTCGTTGTAACCATATATCCAAGACTTATTACCATTCTTTTTAGTAATGGCATTAGCGGGTACATAGTCATGCGCTATAGTATATATATTATTTTGACCTTCGTTCTGCAAATCCTTGTTTTGTATCTATTTTACTTGTCCCCTTTTCCATTAAGTCTAAACTTTCTCTTTCAGACTCTATTCTATTTAAAATCTCAAACGCATCAAAAATAGCTAGCTTTTTTGTAGCTGCCGCATTTTTTAATTTATCTGCCGCTAAGTTTCCCGAGCTTCCATCATCACCATCTGTATAACTATTCAAGATTGAATCTTCAGCAACCTTAATTAACTCTAATACTGCTTTGTGGCCCGCAGCAATTATCTTTAGTTTTATCTCTTTAGTTGTCATATTATCAAATGATTTCTATAGTTAATTAAAATTTCTTCATTTACAGAGATATTTTTTTCACAAACTAACTTAGCATCTTGACTATTATCAGTATAATAAAAATTTGCATTATTTGCATCTGAATGATTAGCATACCTTCCCGCTAAAGTTCTTGTATTACCCAATCTTGCATATCCTATAATATCTCCTTTTTTAAAATTTTTATTTGAGAATATTCCTAAACCATCTATAACTGATTTGTCTACTTGATAATTATCATTTTTTTCATCTACAACAGGACCTGCAATTTCAAGAAATTCTTCTGATTTTAAATATTCTTTTAATTTATTAAAGTCTATTCCATATTCCTCAAGCATTCCATGAAACCCTGTCATATCTTCATTGTTATTTGATGGTCATACATCCTATATAACTTTTCTCCATCAACAGTAAATTCATATTCACTATCGGGAGTAAAACAAACATAGTCTCCTTTATTTATACCTTTACTAACTAGGTATTCATTTGGGTAAATCATCTGACCCATTAAGGGTTCTTCGCTGAATGGTTTCTTTATATATGACTCTGTTGATGGAATTGGCTTTACAAAACAATATCTATCGTAAGCGTTCCAAGCGGAACCTTTCTTATACATAAAAAATTGGTCTGTCTCTATAAAAAACAAATCATCTTTAAAAAAACTCTTACCGCTTTTTTGACGACCCCGCATATCATTATAGAACTTAAATGCATTGTGATGCACAAGAAGAGTATCGCCTATTGATATAGGACCATTATAACCTATTGGAAGTTCTATGACATCAGCATATCTGTTAGAAAACCTATGGTCTTCTTCAGAAGTACTAACTATAAAATCAGTACCCCCAATATCCCTTGTATTATCATAACGTTTTCCATTTACAGGCTTTGCTATAAAGTAGAATGGAGATTTCATTAAAAGTTTATATTAAATTCGATTGAAATTGGAATTGTAAAGGTAAACTCTTTCCACAGAACTACCTCTTCTTTTTCATTAATAATATATATTTTTATCGAACGAGTACCTACATCATGTTTGATTAGGTGAATTTCATTTGAATCTCCAAGTACTTTTTGACCTACTATATAGTGCATTGCACCATTTTTATAGTCAGGTCCTATTGATATTTTACGAATGTCCATTTTAAAATATTCTATAAGTTACGTATGTATTTGCTGCTGTTTTTCTTGTTCTAAATGTAGCTTGAGATACAATAGGAATTGTCGCAAGTCCTATAATAGTATGGTCTGTACCCGCTACTAAAGTAACAATACCTACACTTGAACCTAAATTTATTATTGTAAAATCAAAGGCAGTGTTTATAGGTAATGCTCCTGCTAATATCCCTGCATCTGTTAATGTTCCTGTAGGCAAAGTCAAAGATACTGCTATTGCGCTTGTTACAGTAATAATATTTGTTAATAATTGAGCTATAGTTAGTGTGCTTGTAGCAGTTATAGCTGTAGGATTATTTTGAGTAAAAAATTTATTTCCATAAACTAAATTACCTATTATAGAACTATTTCCTAATATAGTTGTATTTGGACCTAACCCTGTAGAGTTATACCCAATAACTATTTGGTTAGCTTGATTATCTGCTAATGCCTTAGTGTTATATCCTAAAAATATACTATTAGTTGCAAGAGTAAGTGCAGTTACTCCATCTACTATAAATTTACCTGCTTGAGTTCCTATTGCAGTATTAGAAATTCCTACACTAAGGTTAGTTAATGATTCTGAGCCAATAGCAGTATTAGCAGAACTTGTATTACTAAATAATGAAAGAGCGCCAATAGCGGTACTAGTGCCTGATGTTGAATTTGTATATCCTGCATTATATCCAATGGCTACATTAGATACTCCACTTGTATTTAAATATTGTGATTGATATCCTAAAGATGTATTACTTCTACCTACATCCCAATATCCTGATTGATGTCCAATATGAGTATTTAAATAACTATTAGATTCAAGTACTGTAGAATGTGCTCCTGCATTAATTCCGATAAATAAATTACTTGTAGTTCCTCTAATTTCAGCAGCATTTCCCGATGTATTTTTCCAAGTAGTAATAGATGAACTAACTCCAACTACTTGAATATTTAAAACTATTGTTCCGTCAAAATCACTTGTAGGTGTTATATTTAAAGATGTTGTTGCTGTAGCTTTTTGGGCAAAAGCTCTTGTTGTTGATTGTCCCGTATAAAATGTTACCCCTCCAAAAGTAAGTGTAATAGAACCTGCGGTCCTACCCGTAATAGTTGTATTAATTCTATATAAATTTCCAATAACAGCAGCTAATGTACTTGTTAATGCTGTAGCTGTTCCCGAAGTATGAGTATATCCTGTTGCAAATGATGTTCCTGTCCAAGACCCATCGCTTGTTCCTGTTGTTGTTAGTTCGGAACCTAAAGGAGCGGTATCAGATGCTGTTGTTCCTTGTAATGATTGTAATCCAATTATTGATAAACTATTTGTAATTGTAACTGTTGTTCCATTATCTTGTATAGAACTATTGCTAAGAGTAGATACTCCTGATGCTTTAGGAATATAATTACTTGTTAAAGAACCCGAAATAATAGAACCTGTAACACCTTTTAAATATGAAAGTTCAGTTAATGATGGGTATATTGCCGTAGATAATGGTTGTAACTTAGAATTAGAATCAGTGGCTATTAATACAGAAGGAGTCAATGTAGTTCCAATATAATCAGAAATTCTCATAACTCCTGCATCCAAAGTCCATTTACTTATTCCATCAGAAAATAAACGTCTCATACCGTATGCTGCTCCAATAACTATAGAAGTTGCTCCGTTTATAGTATCAGTTCCTGCTCTTGCAATTATTAATGTATTAGTACTTGTAATAGTTCCAAATAAATCAGCTATTATAAGTTCATATCCTGCATTTACAGTATTTGCAGCAGGTATAGTTACTGTTCTTGCTGCAGTGAACGCTATGCTTGTTGCAATAACTTTATCAGTTACTAATGCAGTATAATTAGCATTTAATAAATTTGTAATTTTATCAATTCCTAACGACACTCTTCCTGTTGTAGCAGTTAAGCCTACTACACTACCATCCCATCTATTTCTTTCACTATATGCTGTATCCCAATTAGTATTGTTATAACCTGCAGGTAAAGGAGCAGTGGCCCAAGTATTATCACCTCTATAATATGTAGATGAACTAGGTGTTCCTGTTGCCGCTATATCTGCTATTTTTATTTTTGCTTGTGCCATTTTTATTTATATTATATTAAACAGTCCAAAGAGCATTCATTAATGTAGAAACTAAAGCATTGTATTCAAATAATTCACTTTGAGTTAAATATTCTCCTATAGTTATTAAAGAAAGTTGTGTTTTATTTGGACCTAAATTTCTACTAATAAGAGTTGAATTAAATGATGAAGTATTCAATGGAGATGTATTTCTATATGATACTGATGATAAAGGGGAATTACAGCTTAATCCATTCATTAATGTTCCATTATATGACCCTATTCTAAATCCTTTTACGAATTTTGTATTTACATCCCAATATCCTTTTACATCTCCCGAAACTCCTGCGCTATAGTACCCAATAGAAAATAAATCTTCTGTTATTACTTCCATGAAATTAGTTGCTCCTACTCCTATTGATGCTGATATGGTTGATAAATTTTGGTCTGTAGCATCTTTATAACTATAAACTCCATAATGAAAATTATTAAGAGTTAATGTAGTATCAACATTATAATTAATACCAAAATAATCATTACCATTTGATATTGTAGCAGCATTTGGATTTATTAAACCATTGGCTCTTATCTCTAATGGAGTATTTGCTCCAAGATAAGTATATGCAGGACCGTATAGAGCTGTTAAATTTGATGCTGATATTAAGTCATAAAAGAATACTCCTTGCTCATTTTTAATTATAGTGTCAGCAGGAGCTAATATAGGCATTACTAATCTTTTAACTTTTGATTTCCATGCAGCAGCATTGAATCCTAACAAGAAGTCATTGATAGCTAGCTCTTGAGTTAATGTCCAAGTTGTTTTACCGTAAGTATTTAAAAGAATTTGTGTTGCAGCATCAGGAGCTGTTCTAATATCTATTTTCCCAATATTGCTTGTGCTAAAATCTGCACCTGTTAGTTTAATTATCATAATTATTTTATTTTAAATAGTTATTCTGAAAAATGGGCACCAATTATCACATCTATATGTTATGTGATTAAAAGTGGTAGTTATTATATCTCCTTGAGAATCTCTTAAATTACCTCCACCAAATACACCTGTCCAAGCATAAGTCATACTTAATCCAACAGGGTTTTGAGATGTTTCAATTACTACTGAATCATCAGTACTTAATCTAACATTTGTAATTATTTCTAATCCTCCTGATGTTAATATTGAAAATCCATAATTAGGTTGTCCTCCATGTCCACGCATATTAACTCCATCGTTACCTGAAGTATCAAAAACAAGAGGTCTTTGTAATACATCAAATTGAACTCTTACAAAATAATTTGTCCCATCTGAGAATGTTGTAATAGTGTTAGGATATAGAGGATTTATAGTTCTTTTATCTGTAACTATTCTTTTTGCTACAATACCAAACATGCTTGACATCATTGCATATCCTAAATTTGTTAAATGTACTTTATCAACAGTAGTCTGTGATACACTGAAAGGATATAAAGGTGTTCCTAGAGATACATTGCTTAAATCTCTTGCTGCTTTTAAACAAGCTAATGGAACTCCCTCACTATATGCTCCTGCTATATAATTAGGAGAAGTTGGGACTTGATATATTGCAAATGATGAATTTTGATAAATTACAAATTGAACATCATTTGTTTGTCCTGTAATTTGTTTAATATCATTATTTAAATCTGTAAATATAGTTACTAATTTAGTATAATATTGGTCAATAGTATTAAATTTATCATCTGCAGCTTCTCCTTGTACCCAAGATAGTGTATTTACATTAAATGATTTTCCTTGTGCATGTGCTCTTTCTCTTCCAAAATAAACAGCGTGTAATAAATGACAATAAGGTCTTCCTACTCCTTGAGCCCCAAATGCAGTCATAGTGGCCCATCCTGTAGAATCAATAGATATATTTTGTTTATTTAATTGGTACCAAGCATAGCCTGATACACCTCCATTAAAGCCCATTAAACTAAAATTAAAAGTATTTAAATCAATACCATCTTCTGATTTAATTAATTCATTCCATTTTTTTGTAACCATTCTTGCATTTAATCCACTACCTGTATAAGTCATATTTGTAATATCACCAAAATAAGTTTGATTATATGCTTTATCATTAATATTACTATCGGCAGGAGGTAAAAGAAGTACGCCCTGTGCAAATTGAGTTGCGGTATAAAAATCTTCAGCACTAAGAGTTTGACCTTCAACAGCTAATGATTGTCCATAAATGATATTCATATTAATATCATCAAGAAAGTTACCAACTGAATTAAAACTAGAACTTGCAACTTGTCCTGTTATCAATGATTGAAAATGAGCAGATAATTTAGCTACATCAAATCCATCTGCTGTATATTTTAATATAACATTATCTAAATTATCTGTTAAATAATAACTATCCAAATATCTACTATCTAAATTAAAAGATGATGCTAATGGAGTAACTTTGGCAATATCATTTAATGTTGTAGCATCTAAAGTTCCAATTATTGCTCCACTAGAATTACAAATATTATATTTAATAGTATTAGCTCCGTTTGCATCAATCTTTAAAATTACATTTCCACTTCCGTCTGTAATATAGAAATATTGGGGCTGTTGATTGATAAGTGGGTCTATAACCTGAGTAACTATAGCTAAATCTGTTTTTGTAGCATAATTACTTAAATCTAAATTAGTTCCTGTAAGAAAATTATAATATGCAAACATAGTGCTTCCTGACGCAGGAGCAAATGTAAATGTAACAACATTTGAATTTTGTGCTAAATTATAATCAATACCATTATATTGTGTTAATCCGTCTATTACTATAAGTAATGATTTTGAGTTTAATGGAAGATTAGTAAGTGTATATACTGTATTAGTTCCATCAATTGCTCCTGTAGGAATTTCTGAATAAGTTGTATTTGATATGTCTGATATTAACGCAATAGTTCCTGACTTATTTGGTAAATCCCAAGAATTAAAAGTAGTTCCTGAATATTGAATAGTAGAATTATATCCATTTAAAAATTTAAATGAATTTCCATAAAAGTTACCAATAAGGTTTATGTCATTAGTAGCTGTATTTCCAACTGATAAAATATCAGCTAATCCCGGAGTAGAAACTGACGGACTACTTATCCATCTTATTCCTGATGCTGTTTTAGAAAGTACTTGACCCGATAGTCCAATGCCAAATGTATCATCTTGTATATTCCCCGGTATTATTTTAGTAGATGTAATATTACCTGTAAGTATTATATTTTGAGTAGCCGTATTTCCTTTATCAAGTACTGCTTGTAATGATGAAGCAGGTAAATCAACCCAATTAATACTATTTGCACCTTTACTTAAAAATTGAAAAACGGTACCTTGACTTCCACTTGTATCTTCAATATTTGAAGTTTTTATTAAATCAGTAGTAATAGTACCTGTTAAATTTATATTTTGAATAGCAGTATTTCCTGTATTAAGAACTGCTTGTAAAGAAGCAGCAGGAAACTCTGAAGAAAATAATAGTAATAAATCCCCTAACGAAAAATTCTTTGTCGCAAGAGGAGTATTAGTAGGTGTTGTTCTGATAGCTTCTGTACCTATTAACCTATCGCTTAATAATAAAGGACTATCCGCTGATGGATAAGTAGATATTTTTGCCATTATGTTTTATATATTAATTATATACTTTAATCTCTATTGTTGCATTTGTTAATAACCCATCTGAGTTACCTAAAGTTACAGTTCTTGTTTCGATAACTACTTGATTAATATTACTACTTGAAAGAGTAATACTATTAGAAGTAGTACTATTTAGAATAGTAGTTTTATTTACAGTAAATGCACCTGTTAATGTTCCTGTATATACGCCAACAGTTGGTCTTGACCAAACTATAGTTCCTCCAAGTGTATTTTCAAGGACTATAACAGTTGGGTTTGCAGTACCTGTCTGAGAAATTAAAGCTGAATAAACTTTATATGGCCTAATAACAGGACCTATTAAAGTAGCTAAATCAGATACAAGAAAATTCTTAGTCATTAATAAATCACTAATATCTGTACCAAGAAGATAATCCCCCAATTGGGGGATAGTAGGCTGTGGATATGTGCTAATTTTAGCCATCTTTTATTTTAGTTTAAAGTTAAAAGGTATAGAATTTCGTCAACTAAACCAATCATCTCATCAATAATATTTTGTAATTCAGATGGATAATTATCTCTTTCTGTAACCATTATTGAACGGAGTTCCTTTAAATGAGTAGTAGCATCTAATACTTTTGACTCAGGAATAATTATCTCAACTCTTTTGTTAAATCCAAAATATTTCTCAGTAAATGAATCAGTTAACTCAAGTATTCCATCATAATATGCGTTTAATGCTTTATGTTCTGCAAACGATGTCGTTTGAAGATGTGTGATGTGCATTGCATCTCTTGATTGGAACAATGTTCCGATAAATTTTCCCGGTATCATATTATTTTTCTTTTTGTGTTACTTCTCCTGTTTGAATATTAATAACAGCATCAGCACCATATTTATCAACTAGTAATTTTTCATGTGTTGTAAACTGTAATTTTAATTCTTCAATATGACGTAAGATTTGTTGTTTTTGTAATTCAACATCTCCAATAGCCATTTTAGCTTTATTGAATTCTGAATTTAATTCTTGAATAGTCGTTAATTCTTCTTGTGTTACTTGAACATTTTCCATTTTAATTTAATTTTATTTGATTATTAATTATACAAAGATAATAAAAAACTACGTTAACTTATGAGCAAACATTTTAATTAGCGTACTTGGACTTATAAATTTACAAATTAATCGTAAAAAAAATCCTGCATTTGTTGTTGAAGGACTTGAAGCGTATTGATTTGCTACTTCATCTAAAGCATTTTTAATTGGTTCAGGGATATTATTCATATAGTTGTTTTTTAACAGTTCCATTTTTTTAATGCTAATGCTTTTCTTGTGGGTTCTCCATTTGGTTTTTTCATAGGACCTTCCATTCCTCCCATACGAGCACAAAAAGATTTTCTTCTATTGGCGTCTTTACTTCCTGCTTTTAATTTAGAAGGAGGAGTTGTTACAGCCATTTTTAATTTACTTCCGGGATTAGCAGCTCTATAACTCGCTACACCTTTAGCATTTAAACCTCCTGTCTCAGATTTTCCTTCTTTTCTTGTCCAAGCTGATGTCTTATTTGCCATTACTCTATTGTTAATGTTATTTCTTTTGCTAATTGCATTTTTTTGAATAGTTTCTCAAAAGCAAGTCGAGAGTTTCCAACATAATCAATTGAACGTGTTGCTCCAACTAATATACATCCCTCTGTATCGTGATTAGTATTACCGCTATGGATACGAACTCCTTCAAAGTTTGGTACATTAGCTAAAATTGGCAATAGTCTCTTAAATCGACTGCTAAGAGTTATTCCGACTATATATGTACCTTTTGGTATTGCTGTCTCTCCTTTAATTTTTACTTCACGTTCTACATCCTCTAACGTGTAACATTCAAACTTACCATCTATAGATAATTCTCCAATTGTTGAATGTTCTGTTTTATGTAGTCTTTTTATTGTAATTTTCATTGTTGCAAATTTTCTATATCTGTTTTGACTTCTTTTGCCCTAAGGAATACTTGTTTTAATAACTTCCAAATATCAACTTTAAAAGTTGCTTCAATGTTTTCTTTAATTGAAACCAACTCTATAAAAATTAAAAGTATAGCACATATTTTTGTAAACATAAATGTAATCTCAAAATATTTAACAACAAATTCATTTAAAACAAATTTGTCTATTAGAAAAAGAAATAAAATACATATCTCATATAATGCCATCTTTGAAATTATATTCGATAATGGCCTACTTCTGATGCTAGACCATCCATTTAGTTTTACGCTTTTAAATATTCCTGTGAATGTATCGAGGAATATTGCTGCACCTACAGCTATTAGAAGTCCATATATTGGTACAAATAAAAGTACTAATGAAGATGCTATATAGTTTATATATTTCATTATTCTACCAAAGAGCATTTACGTTAGTAGCTGTAGTGCCTGTTGCTCTAAGTCGTCTAACTTGAACAGGAAGTATTGTTCCTGCGGCTAATCCTGTAAAACCTATCTGCTCTCCTCCAATTGTTACAACTGAAACATTGCCTGCTCCTCCGATATATAAAACACAACCGGGATTGCCCTGACTTGATTGAGAAGACATTGCATAGACAATATAAGATTGTCCTAAAGCTAAAAAAATATCTGCATTTAAAACTAAAGTTTGACCGTCAGAACTTACGGTTACTACCGTTGCGGCCGTAGACAATGTATCATTATGTATAACATCCCCTGTTTTTACACCTTTATTTACAAAATCTCCATTAACGTCTACAATTATATTTGTACCAATAGTAGAAGTGCTTACTCCTGATGCAATTGCATTTGGATATGCTATATCGGCATTATCTGATGGATGAGCTCTTAACACTCTTGAATATGTTGATTTAAATACTGACATTATTTTAATATTTTATTTATTAATAAATTAGGATTATTCAATGCTTCTTTTCTTTTTGCACAACCGCAATCTACGCCTGTTATTTCAGAAACTGTTTCAACTACTTTTTTTATTCCTGTTGCAGTTGTTACTTTTTCAATAACATCTCCTAGTCCTTGTGATTTCATTTTGTAAAGGTATTAAATTAAATTTTATTTTTTCTTAGGATGTGGTTTGCTTATGTTTCCTTTTAGGAATTTCATCTTACCATCTAATTATTTTTTAGACTCGTATTGTTTTGCTTTATCAGTTTCTTTTTTCATTGGTACTTTATTATTAAAAATCCCATTCCCATCATTATACTGAAAGGAATAGGATTGTTATATTTTATTTCTTTTTTCCGGCTACAGCCATTTTGGCAAATTTCTCTTTACCATATTTATTTCTACCAATTGTAGCAGCAATTGCATTAGCTCTTTCTTCACTAATACCTTGCTTACTTTGAATCTTATTACTTAATTGTTCAAATTTTCCCATGATATTTATTATGAATTGAAATCTCTACTATGATATCCGGGGTCATTATTCTCAACAACTACATCTGCAACTACTTCTATTTCAGCAACTACATCAGGAGTAACCTCAGGAGTAACCTCAGGAGTAACCTCAGGAGTAACCTCAGGAGTTACATTAACGATATTATCTTCTTGTATATCTTCCATCTTTTTAAATTTTAATAATTAACAATAAGGATTAGTTCCTTTCATACCTTTTTTTGAAGCTGAACCTGTAATTCTTTTAGAAGTTCCTTTACTTCCTGATGCCATACCACCTGTTTCTTTAATCAAGCCGTTAGTACCATTGCCACTTGCGCTTGACATTTGCATACGAGATGAACCCGGCAAATTCGGAGTGTCTTTTTCTTTAGCCATTTTTAGCACTTTTTTTTCATTGTTGCCTTTACTTCTTTTACTGCTCCTTTAGCTGCTCCTTTAGCTGCTCCTTTAAGTGCATTTTTAATAGCAGGTTTTGCTCCTGCCATTGGCATCTTCATTTTTGATGATGCAGGTAATTTTGGTGTTGCCATTTTTATTTATATTAATTGATTATGAATTCTGACTCTCAGGTTTATTCATGTATTGTCTTCCTAATGTATTATGCAATGATGCTAATCCTTGAATACCATTATCTCCTAAATTTCTTCTAGTCCTAACTCTTGCTTTGTTACTAGCATTAGACTCCTGTATTGCTTTCATTCTCAAAGCAGACCTTGCATTAATATCAGCTAACGCTGTTTTAATATCAACTATAGGTTTTTCGGTTTCAGTACTTACAGTTTTAGTCGCCATGATTATTGCTGTTGATTAGGTTTTGGTAAACTATTTATCTGCATTATAGCGGCATCTGCTGTAGCCTGATACTTGTTAACAGGTTGAGTAACCATCTGACTTGCAGGTTGTAATCCTGAACTAACAGGTTGAGGTTCAGGTGTAGCTGCTAACGGAGTATCGGGTCTTTTATTAGTTACCACCTTTTTCTTTTTTTGTTAAATAAGTGAACTCTTCTTTTTTATTTTTTGTAGGAACAACTACTCCTTCCGCAACATGCTTTGCAATAGGTCTTGGTTGAGGAGTTTCTGCTAACGGAGTATCGGGACGATTGTGTTTAGGTTGTAACATAGTTTATATAATTTTAATTAATATATTTGTAGCAAATGTATAAAAAAAAAATTAAATGAAATCAAATAAAGAAGATTACCTTAAGTATTGGAGAGTCATTCGTCAATTTGTAAAAGTAAAATATGAATTGACCCAATCAGACTTGGATGTATTATTATTCTTGTACTCAGAAACGTACTTCGATAAAGATAAGTTTGGAGAGTTTAATAACCTTCTAGGATGGGACAAACAAAGATTTGAAAGACTAAGACAGTTAGGTTGGATTCAATCATTCAGACATGGTATGACTCCGGGAGGAAGAAGAGCAGTATACCAATTATCAATTAAGGCGACTAGAATGATTCAGTCGATATATAGAAAACTAAACGGAGAAGAAATCCCCGTTAGTAATTCTAATAATAAAATGTTCTTAAAGAACGTATCGTACTCAGATAAAGTATATCGAGATATGATTATTGAAATGAATAAGACTATAAAACAACAACGACATCCCGTTCAGTAATAATAGTATATTGCTTATCCTCAATTAGCATAGTGAACCCATGTGCCTTATCGTAATAGATTTCATCATCTTCTTTGATGAAGGGCACATCTGTTCCTGCTTGTATTACTAAACCACGTTTATAACGCATTTGGTTTACATCTTCTCCTGATAGAATCAATCCTGATTCTGTTTTCAATTCTTCATCAATAGTTTTGATGACAATAAATTTTCCGATGGGCATCATATGTTTTTCTTTTTAATATTTTTAGCTCTGAAGTTATCTGTCTGCGAATGACAATTTGGACAAATTATATGCAGGTTCTCAGGTTTGTTATTTTTATTGTTACCATCTACGTGATGTATCTCGAGTGGTATTTTTTTACCCATCCACATAGCACCCTTACAATACTCACAAGTATAATTTACTTTTCGCATTAGTAATTTTCTTATTGTATCTATATTGAGTTTGTCTCCTTGAAAAAAACTTTTCTCTGCTTTGTCATTACAAGTTTGTGTATGCTTTAATAATTTTTCTTTCTTACTGTTTATTAAAGCCCAATCAACTTGAATTCCTTTATTTGTACCTTTACAAGTTGCCTTGCAAAAATTAGAATAGCCTTTACTTCTTTCAAATTCTTCACCACAATTTTTGCATGCAACCATAAATATTTTATTAGTTATTAATCTTGAGCTTGCTCATAAGTACGAGCCATTGTTACAATAGCATTTGTACTTAAGATTGTTACCGCAACGGATATTGCGTTTTGCAATGCAGACCTTGTAACTTTCAGTGGGTCAATTACTCCCATCTTAATTAAATTACCCATCTCGCCTGTCTTAAGATTGTATCCATTACCAATCTCCATTGGACCTGTGTAAATGTTCTCAACCTTTAGTCCTGCGTTTGAAAGTATTTGAATAAATGGAGCTTGTAATGCTTCTCCAACTATTTTCCTAGCAACTATGTACTCTTCTTTCCCTACTGAAGTAATTCCTTCTAGGAAACTTTCTTCAAACAAAGCTTTACCTGCTCCGGGAATAATACCTTCCTCAAGTGCTGAACGAACTGCACAAACTGCATCGTCAACTCTATCGTATAGTTCTTTTTGCTCCAAATCTGTCTGTCCACCTACGAAAATTACACCAATTCCACCTGTTAATGACGCAATTCGCTCCAATAAGAAGTCTTTATCGGCCTTTTTATTCGCCATCTTATGTGTTAACCATAATTGGGAAACTCTTTCGTCTATTACTTTTTGGTCTAATTTAACGTCTGACTTTATAATTACGGTCTTATCTTTGCTTACGATTACTTTTGAAGCGTGGCCAAGGTCACCATAATTGATAATACTTAAATCATCTCCTGTTTTCTCACTGAAATAAGTAGCACCAACGCTAACAGCGATGTCATGCATAAGCTCATGTTGCTTGTATCCGAAACTTGGAGGAGGAACTGCACATATTTTCACATTTCCTTTCATAACATTTGCTGATAATGTGTTAATCACATTCACATTGCAAGGCGCAATAATCAACAACTTCTTTCCTTCTGTAATAATTGGTTTCAATATGTTCTCAATCTGAAGAATATTTGCAATCTCCATATCAGCGACTAAAATCATCACGTCATCAAAGATACACTCATCCTTCTTTTGGTCATTGATAAACATCGGGCTAAGATACCCTCTATCAAATTTCAAACCCATTGTAGTCTCGGCATAAGTTTCGTCGCTCTGAGAGCGCTCTACAGTCACGATTCCTGTCTTACCTACATCTTTGTATACCTCAGCAATTATCTTGCCTATTTCGCGGTCATTATTGGCTGAGATGCTAGCCACATCCACCAACATAGAAGCATTAACTTTCTTGCTTCGTTTTTTCAACCTATCCACCACCTTCTCGCTAATCTCCACCACTTGTCTTAATACTTCAGTTCGGTTGTGAGTTTCCTCAATGTACTGAAGTCCTCCAAGGACTAATGCTTCAGTTAAAACGATAGCAGTTGTTGTTCCGTCACCCGCACTTGTAGCGGTACGCTCAGCAGCTTCCTTCATCATTTTTACCGCAAGGTTTTCTGTTGGGTCAAATAAGTCGATTGACTTTGCTACAGTAACACCATCTTTTGTAACTGTGATACCATGGGTGTGACTTGGTGATTCAATTAGAACAGGATTACCTCCGGGACCTAATGTGCTTTTTACAGCCTTTGACATTTTAACTACACCGTTAACTAATTTTTTTCTACCATTATCACCAAAGAATAAATCTTTAGGAGCATAACCTTGATTGTCTAACATTTGATTTGAATTTAAATTATTATTTGCAAATATATTACATTCATTTTTAATTTAAACCATCTTTAGAAAAAATGTGCGTTAGCAGAAAAATTATGATATACAAAAATACCACCATGAGGTATTGGTAATTATTATTATTGTCGTTATTATTATTATTGTCTGAAAATGTCATATACCGATTTTGTGTTTTCCCTACTCTCTCTTAGAAAATACTATACTACTACTATTTTTTCTGACTATAAAACTTACTCTTTTTCGACATTTTCGACATAAAGAAGATAAAGTATTAATAAAGAAGAAGTTACAAAAATCAAGTCGTCGCAAAAATGTACAGAAATTATAGATTTTGCGTCGATTATTGTCGCAATAAGTCTGTAGGGTTATAAAGTTGAATTATAAGGTTGGAGCATTATAGTAAAAATAACCAAGGGACAATTACGTCCCTCAGTTGATTTTAGTTTCTAGTCACAACATGAACCTGATTGAGAACCCATATCTGACATCATTTCTCCCATAGCAAATGCAGAAGCCATGGTTGAAATTTTCTCCGCTCTATGCATTGATTTTCTCATTTGTGACATCTGAGCAATACCTGTTTGTCCATCGGGTCTGTTGTTAATTAGCATACCATCTTTAACAGTTAGGCCATCATAACTGCCCGTATTCTTCTGTTGGTAAATACTATTTCCTAAATTTAAAGGTTGTCTTTTCATCTTATTGATTTTTAAAGTTATAGCAAAGATAGGTTTTTTTTGTTATCAGGTGTCTATATTGTTTGGGTAGACAGCACGTTCTGCGAAGGAGTGCCCGTTCCGAAAGTCACTTTTTTTTCGCATGGGGGGGGTATCAATTCCCCTTTTTCTTGGCAGTTTTTTTGGCTTTTTGCCCCGCTCCATTGTCCTACTAACTTTTCTAGCTTGGTATCGTTACGCATGGTATTATATCGTTCCGTCCCGTCGTTCCATTGCTTGGTCACTTTGCCTCATGCATGATTAATATATACACGCATGCGCTCGGTTCAGTATAAAGTAAAAAACCTTGTGAACCCCCGTAAACATTGGGGAAACCCCCTCTTACTAATTTTACCATGAATTTACCCCATAATTTAGCCCCTTGTGAGCCCCTATGAACACTAAGAAAATGAAAATAAACTGAAAATAATTATAAAAAAATTTGCTATAACTAATATTTGTTTTATATTTGCTTCAGAATTGTACGGGAATTGTATCAATTTTAGGCATATTGCCGACTTAACTAGCTGAAAATCAGCACATTAACACAAATTATTATGAAAAATTCAACAACAACAACAACTGTAGAACCAACAACTAAGCCAAAAGTAAGCCTTGAGACTAGAAAAGAGGCGTTAACAACTAAGAAGGACAAAAGTACTTTTGATTTTATTAAGTTGGCTAATGTTACCGACAAAATCGAAAACAAAACCGCATCAAAGGTATACGCCAATTGCAAGGCTAATATTTACATTAAAGATATAACAGGGCAGAAAACCGTTCCATCGTTCAAAGATTTTGTGGCTAAGCTACCTAAAAAAGACTCTTACTCTAATTGGGATGGGTACAAAGCTTTTGGCAAATTTAACCTTAAACAAGCCCTTGTTGAGAAAGCCGTGACTCAAAACAAAAATGAGGCTAAAAAATAGCCTTGCAAGGTTTACGGTTAACCTTTAAAACCGTTCTCATTCATTTGTAAAGTGTTGACGTCACGAATGGGCTTAAGGCTATTTAATAGCTACTAATTTACAAACGTTCATTTTCTTTTATTGGTTTGTGTTTGTGTTCATTAACTCCGTGCAATGCGGGGGAACATAAAAAAAGCGCAATGCTAAAAATCTTTAAAAGTCGTTCCTTGAAATCCTGACAAAACTTTTCGCACTATTACACTAAAAAAGTAATATTGTAACAGTCAACTATTTTATTAAGTAGTTGGTCGAACATATCCGCTAAGTTAAATTTATAGGCGATTGTGTAGGCACACCGAAAACGGGAGGCACAAACATATTCAATTAAGGCGAAGAATTCCTATACGCTAACGACTATCCAAAGTTAGTGCGCAAAATTATATAGGTTATTGAATAGTGTATTTAGAAAAAAGAAAAGATAGTAAAACGGTATTTACAAATGTAAACAAATGAACTTAAACTACTCCATCATGCTTTAATAGTGTGGTGGAGTTTTTATATAGCATAGCCAATGGAAATTTACAATTGTAAACGGTTTAATGAGGTTCGATTCCTCACTATGCGCAAATGGAATATTCCATCAATTTAAAACCAAATAAAATGAACTTACCTAGTGAATTGCAAATTGAATTGCAAAACTTAAAACCTATTCGTTATTACGAAGACAAAATTAGTATATCTATTGCGCAATTAAATGAGATAAATAGTTTCTTAGATAGCGCAATAAATGAAACTCAAATTAATTTCGGAAATGAAATGAAAGAAATATTGCTAAAGGAAATTTATCATTCCCGAGAAGCAGTCTTCTACATTAGAAAAGTAAACAAAATAATATTACCAATTTTAAACTAACTAAAAATGAAACACACTAAAATAATGCTCGTAATTATTAGCACACTATTATTAACGTTCTCAATTGTAGGCTTAATAGTCTATTTATTGAGTGACTTATCGTACAAACAAAGCCTATGCCATGGGACTACAGTTCTATTAATGATGTTAATAGGTTGGATACCATCGGTCATAGTGGCAGTAGACTATAACGAATACTTAGAAAAATAATATGAGACCAAGAATAAACACAAAAGTTGATGTTACAAATGTAATACAACAAATCGAGAAAGATATTAGAGCCTATTCAAGGGCATTGAAATGTATAATGCTGCTTAAGAAAGTGGAATACAAGGATGCGAAGAAAATTTTGGAAATGCGACTAACCGAGCGCCTAATATTTAAAACCGCATGAGAATAGCATTGAATATTGTAATAGCGAGTGTGTGCATGTTAACAGTGTACCCACTCGTTTTAATTATAGGAGTATTAGTATTAATAGCAATCAATTATAAAACCAATTAGAAATTATGGAAACAATTCAATCATGGATACACCAACGTGTGCGTATCAAAAAAGAGTACATTGAAACAGCAATAGACCTTAACGAAGACAAATCTACCTATGATGACGATGGAAATATCATCGAAGAAGTGTATGATGAGTACGAGTATATAAATGCTCGTAACGGAATGACGGCTTGCTTTGAAGGTAGATTTGACGAGATTTTCAACGTGAAATACGACTGCTATGGGGTAGACTTATATAAAGTAAGAAACAAAATTGATGTTGACAAACTACCCGAGCCAACACATCAAATAATAGTAGGAGGACCGAATGACTATCCATATTTGTGGGAAGCAAAATACTTTGAGGTCGTGACCTACGAAACAAAACTTATAGAGACAACAGATAACGAATTTAACAATTAAAACCAATTAGAAATTATGAACAAAGAAATTATAGAATTTATAGACAAAGAAGACTGCGTTTATATTGTTGAAACAAATGATATTGACTTAAACTCAACAGACCCTAACATTGGCGAAGAAGTAATCGGAATAGGTAAGAAAGGAGTACTGTTTGAATATCATCAAGACTATGAAATAGCCAAATGGAGTGATATTGAAGAATATACTTTGGTGTCTATAGTAGACTGTTATAGTTCTGACCGAAACGGATATGACCGTAAAAAAATAGTAGCCATATTTGACTGCAAAACATTAGAGAGTACAGAATTAGATTTAGAACTTTATTAAAACTATCACTATTATGGAAAAAGTATATCAAATTAACGAAAATTATTCTGACGAGCGTAATGAGCTTTATAACAAAAGAGCACTAGGAGTATTTACAAGTGAACACGAAGCAAACAGTATCGTTGCTAAGTTTGAAAAAGAGTCAACCGATAAATTAAAAGTATTGAATTTAAAGTTAAAAGAATACGAGGAAGATGAGAGTAAGTTGTTTATGAATCCTAACGCTGAGTATCGTTATTTAAGTGAGGAATATTTACAGATAGACGATGAGGCACAAGAACTTAGAAATACATCATACTCAATAGAGGAGATTATTCTTAATCAATTAAACAAATAATTATGGAAGATTACATAACACCCATCAAAGATAACCTAGACTTTGAGATGCACCAACATTGTGCAATGTTCATGCTAATAGGTACGCCAAGAGAGTCACCAAGGTGGCTAAACTTTGGACACTTTGACTTAGAGTCAAAAATATTACTTATACAGAGTACGCAAACAGACCGCATTTTATTTGAGGTAGAGACAGATTTCGTTTTCATACCATGTGATGAGTTTTGGCCACAGTTTAAAAAGTATAGAACAGAGTTTTTAGAAAAGTATTACCCAACAATTAAAACCAACTAGATTATGGACACAGAACATTTTATTGCCGGCCTAAACAAATTAAATTTTGTAGAATACAAAGACGGTGTCTTACGAACAGCATCGGGCTTTGAGATTACATATGAAATCAAATTGATGGGAGGTATATCGCCAATGTATCCTATACAATTCTTATTCAGAGTAAGAAAGAACGACACACATGTAATGACATGGGGATGTAGCACCAATGAGGAAAATATCATGGGTGTGACTTGGTGGCTTACTAAAACATACGCTATGGATGACATGGAGTACACAAGAAAGAGTGACAACAAGGAAAGACTAACTGAAGAATTTAATTTATTAACCAAGTAAAACTATCACTATTATGGAATTATCAGATTTAAGAGTACTTTACGGAGTATTCAACGAAGACAGAGGTATGATTGAAAAGGCAATCAGAAGTATCGAGCAAGAATACGTAACGCTAGACGAGTTAGCCGAGAATTGCTACATTGAGAGCGAGCAGTATATGTTCTCAGAAGAGGCCTATGTGTATGACCATCACGGTAAGATACTTGACCGTGACTTATCGTTCTTTTGTATGGGCAATGAGGAGTACTACCATGATGACTATGGGGTTATTGTACACGAGGGCAGAGGTCACTCGCAGACGTATAGCGAGTCTTATGCACAAAGGAATTCAGATTGGATAGAGTTTCGTGGTGAATACTATGATTGCGATGCCCAAGAGTACTACGATATTGTGTATGTAGAAGATACCAACGATTGGGATTTTAGAGACAACGTATACTACCATAGTGATTCCGGAGAATATTACACATATCCCGAGGATAGAGAGGAGGACGATAGTGAGGATTACACTAGAGGTTATCATAATGGTAGCTATGGGACAATTAACTTTGACGGCAAATCAAAGTATCGTATTGGCTATGAGATTGAGAAAGAAGACTTTGATGTATTGCGTAGTATCAATATAAATGACTTTGAGAATGAGACAGCTGATACATGGAGAAAGGAACGAGATGGAAGTCTTGATGATTACTCAGGCTATGAGTTAATCAGTCCTACGTTTGAGTTCAATATTGATAAGATATTCAAGCACATTGAGGGCAATAGCGTACTCGTTGAGCATATCAATGCCGATACATCATTAAGTTGTGGTGGTCATATACATTTATCAGAGGTAGGGTTATCGGGTGAGGAAATGTTTGAGAAGATAAAGGGTTATACACCACTGTTCTATGCTTTATACTATGGTAGAGTCGACAAGAATTACTGCAAAGGTAAGAACAATAACGACCTTAAGAATGAGAACGAGAAGTACCAAGCCATCAAGATACATGACAATAGGGTGGAGTTCAGGATTATTAGTGCCGTACGAAATGTTAAATCATTGAAGTGGAGAAGTAAGTTACTTATGATGATACTACAGCACCCAACATCGGACATCATCAGAGCATACTATAATGTGGACACCAAGTTCACAAAGTTACTTAGTCAAGTCTATTCAGATGACAAGTTAGTTGAGTTAAAGACTAGGTTCGTGCAGTTCACTAAACAATTCGAGGGGTTAGATATCAACGATAAAAATAATAATAATAATAATAAATAAAAACAAACATTATGTGCATAGCAATTTTAAACTGTAAAAAAGGTGGTAGATTACCTAAAAATCAAATTCAAAACTCTTGGGATAACAATGACATGGGAGCCGGCCTTCTATGGACCAAGAACAATAAGCTAAATGTATTCAAGTCATACGAGTATGATGATTACCTTGAGAAGTATAACGAGTTACGTGATGATAAGTCCATTGGCAATATCGTCCTGCATTTTCGTATCGCTACTAGTGGATACAATGGTGAGCATAATCTTCATCCATTCCTTACCAATGATAACCTAGGATTCGTACACAATGGAGTCATCAAGGGATTAGGTAACAAAAGTTTCTCAGATACCTATGAGTTCAATGATATGCTTAAGAAATTCAAACATGAGTTCTTATCATGTGAGATGAGTAAGTATTTCATATCAGAGTATATAGGCTATAGTAAGTTAATCTTCTTAGACAATAAGGATAAGTATACCATTATCAACGAGGAGCTAGGTGCATGGTCTAGTGGCAATTGGTACTCAAATGATTCGTACAAAGAGTATAAGTCTTATGTGTACTATGGTAATCAAAAGGTAGCCAAACCCGGAGCTACTGTTTCAGCATGGGATGATGCATGGAATGATGCATGGGATGATGAACCAATCAGTACTGTAAAGAAAGATGATTACAATTATGGATTTAATGAGGAGGACGGTGTCCTATACGATGAATGGGAGTTATATGAGTATCTATGTGAGATATATAACCTAGACCCTGACGCTGAGACATCCCTTGGCGACCTAGAGGAGATGATGCATTTAAATAATGTAGACACAATAACAGACCTATACAAAGCAATCAATTCAGACTATTAAAACTATCATAATTATGGAAGACGTAAACAGATTTTATGAATGGCTAGTAAATATAAAGAGCGTTCATTTGGCAGACAACAAACGCATGAGCGAAGCGTTCGACAGAGTATATAAGAACAGTGTCAAACCTATTAAAGAGAAGAAATGTACTGTGTCTATTTAGAATACAGAGGATGTAACGAACTACTGACTAAGGTCAGTAGTTTATACAAAGCAAAGAGTTTATGCCATAAATTAAATAGTAATTGTGGAGATAACTTCATTGTATGGTACAAAAAAGAGAATTATAGCACTATATTTGTGCAAACAACAACAAATAACTACTAATAATAAACAAACATGAAAATTAAATTCAATCACAAGAAAGAAAACTCATTAAAGGCATTAGATATTAAAATCGAAAAAGAGGAGATACACCAAAAACTAAATTCAATATTTGCTAATTTTGTTATGAGAGACAATCAGAAGCGAAGTGAATTAGCAGAAATGATTCACGATAATTTCGATTACAATGTTATTCTATTCTTAGCTACAAGTGAAATAATAGAGAAAATGTTATTAAAGACACAATCCGATATGCTTAGAGAAGCAATTTCGGAAATAGAATAAATGTGAGCAGCAATTTGGAATCCTTACTTATCGGTAATGTAGGCCGTTGTAATGCCATTGGTTAATTCAGTAGCTGCTCGGGGTTGCGCTTGCACCTCACTCATAGTCCTGAAATTACAATAAGATTGACAGCTTGGAAAGACAAGCAAACGGGTAAGTGTTGGAATGGTACACAAGCGTAGCGATGCTAGGTTGAGAAATCTTTTGCAGGTTCGAATCCTGTCTTGCCCACAAAATCGGCTATAAGAGGATTGGGTACTGAGGCTAAGTATCAAGTAGCAAACAATAAAGGCTAAACATTGAACCTTTGTAGATAAAAATGATGATTAAACTTCTCTTTAGCTAAAGCATCTATGAAGTTGTTATTTACATAAAGATATCAATAGTAATATTGAATGTGGTGCTCCCTTGAGAAAGGATTGGAAGTTGAAGATATTCGACACACCGCAAATGAGTTCTCAGCAAGTAGTTATTATAGGTTAGCGAATGCTCCATAACTACGTGACCCTAATAACATGTACACGATTTTAATCGCTGTGTGTTATGGGTGCTAAAAATATTAACAATTAAATAAAATCAAATGGAACAATGGGAAGCGCCAATGTGTGGTACATTAAGAATATCTAATCCTAAAACTTTACAAAGATGGATAGGTAATGGTGAGTATAAAAAGCTTATTGATGCAGGATATATATTTAGTCCATATTGTGGTAGATTTTCTATTGAACAATGTACATGTACTAAATGTAGAAATCATATGCCTAATAGAGATGAAATAATTAAAATACTGAATACTAACAATTAAATCAAATCAAATGGAATTAAATCAAACCAATGAGACAATGCAATCTATTACAGATAAAGCATTAAAAGACTTAGACATGGCTAAGAAAATATTAAAAAGCTACGGGTATTATATTGAATCTCTATGGGAGGTAGATGATATTATTGAGCAGTATGTATGTACTAAGCAAGAGGCCATGACAATATTAGATATGGCTCTAAACAACGTAGCAGTTATAGAGAACACTTGGACATCTATACAGAGAATAGCAGAAAGTATGAATATTAAAAGAAGATAATTATGGAAGTAGATAGAGATGTATTAGAGAATGTATGCGTAACAGCATTAGAGGGAGGCAGTAACTATTGGGCCTACTTAACCCCTGAGTCTAGGGATAAGATAAGGAGAATGATACCTAAGAAAGAAGACCCTTATATCAGTTCAGCGATATTGAAAGCAGTCTTAGACCATACCCTTGAGATACCCATACATGACTCTGAGGATTCGGAGGAAGTAATAGGGATATTAAGCCGGAAAACATTAATGAGTAGGATTGCCGAACTATCATCTTCTGAAGATTTTAAATGGGCATTGGAGAATGAGATTGAAGGCATTGGAGATGCGGATAGTAGCGATGTTGTATTTCAGTACATGGTAATGGGAGAAGTAATATATGGATAATTATGAGACCAATTCACAAATTAAATAACGGAACAGGTGCTACACTATGTAATGAATGTAGTATAATCATTTCTAATGGACTTACTAATGAATTATTCTGTAATATATGTAAAACTTATAAAAACTTAATAGATATGATGAAAAAAGATGAAGAATTAGCAATGTATGAAGAAGCTTTTAAACACGAAATAAGAGTAATTCCAAAAGAAGAAATATTAGACAATAGAGCTTCAGCCTATGAGTTTATTAATTTTGATAAAGAGGCACTTGAAGAAGCTGCTGAAAGATATTCAGATGATTGGGAAAATCAAACCGGTTTAGTTTATGAGGATGAATATCCTTCAGCTATTAATAAATTAGATTTTATAAATGGTGCTAAATGGCAAAAGGAAAGAAGTGAAGAAGAAATTATATGGGCATTATTACTTTGTTCCAATAAAAAATTTAAAAATTCTTTAGAAGTAAAAGAGTGGTGGAATAATTTTCAAAATAAATAAGTTATGGAAGAAACACTTGAAGAAGCTAATTTGAAAGTTTTAGGTACAAAAACGGATATTTTTTTTGATGGCGCTAAATGGCAACAAGAAAGAAGTTATAGCGAAGAAGATATGAGAAAAGCAATTCAATTAGCGAGGTTATGTACTTTAGATAAAGAAATTGGGGATTTTATTGATTTATCAGGATTAACTGAAATTTGTACTTACGGATTAGAAGAGACACATTCTGAAAATTCAATCATTGAACAATTTAAAAAGAAATAAGTTATGGATTTTAGAAAAGAACTAGCAAAGTGGGGTTACAATAAAGGCAACTCAATTGATGTTGAAACATTAGTTGATGAAATATTACCGAGTTTGTTTTCTCAACAAGAAAGAAGCTATAGCGAGGAAGACATGAGAAAAGCTTTTGAATGGAGAGCGGAATATCATACTTTTGAAGGTTGGATGATACAACATAAAAATAAATAAGTTATGAAAGAAACTATGAAAATTATAAATTCAATATTGTTAATTCTTGGAATAGGAGTGATTGGAATTGTTGCTGCTAAACAAAGTTTTGCAAAAGAGGAATTAACTATAGTAACATTAGTTTGGCTATATGTTTTATCTAATTATTTAGGATTAAAAGAAGATTAATTATGGAAGAAACATTTGAAGAAGCGGCTGAAAAGTATGCAATAGAAAATTGGGGTAACGAAATAATGTTTCAAAATAATAAAAAACATTACATAAAAATATTCACAGATGGTGTTAAATGGCAACAAGAAAGAAGTCGTAAAGAAGAAGAAATTGAATGGAAAAAAGAAAGAAGTTATGATATTAATTGCAGTTAAAAAGAAATAAGTTATGAAAAATTACACAGAATTAGAAGCGTTAGTTATTGATTGGTCAAGAGAAAAAGGAATACTTGAAAAAGCAACTACAATGACACAAGCAATGAAAACTTGGGAAGAAGTACACGAGCTTAAAGATGCTATTGTTAACGATAATAGAGAAGAAATAATTGACGCTTTAGGAGATATATTTGTAACTATCATCATCCAAGCAGAGATGCAAGGCTTAAGTCTTGAGTCTTGTTTAGAGAGTGCATACAATGTTATATCAAAACGTACGGGAAAAATGATTAACGGTCAATTTAAAAAAGATGAGTAACTATAACAACTTAAAGGATTGTCATCTCATGGTGTGGGATTTAAATCCAAAGAAAAGAGAACAAATTAGTTTTGTTGCTCCGATTGATTCTTATATATGTATAGGCGATACAATTACCTGCGGGCCGGAGTCGCAATATGAGATAACAGATATAATATCTGAGAAGCCATCTTCAATAAAGAATATGGATTACATAACTGCAAAAGTAATATGGAGACCGCACTTAAAATAATCATTTGTTGCCTTGCCTATGTAGGTTTTAGTAAACTTGCTAAGGATTTCTTGGATTATATAGTAGATAAATTTAATAGATAAAATTATGGAAAACAGAGACCCTATCGTAAATTCAGTAGTAGGTAGTTATAATAAGCGAGCTGACTTTGGCTTTGCTAAGTACGGAACTACATTAGAGAGAGATGACTTAACGTTCATGCAATGGCTACAACATCTACAAGAGGAGTTGATGGACGCTACATTGTATATAGAGAAACTCAAGTCAGAGTTAACGCAGAACGATGTTATATTTAAAGAAGGTTGGGATAGCGCAGACAAAATTATACACGATGGTTTTGTGTATATAAAGTATTCAGATTTAAAATAATGTAAATAAAAAGTAAATAAAATTGTAAAAGTAATGTAAGTTTTTTGTACCTTTGCTCTTTAATAAAATCAAATCAAATGAAAGAGAATGTATTCAATCGTTATGTTGAGCAGGTCCTAGACCTATTCGGTATGGACAGAGAAACTTTGTTTTCAAAATCAAAACAGAGACACATAGTAGATGCAAGACAGTTACTATATTACCTGTGTTATAACAGACAGATTCAGCATATCACAATCAAAAATTTTATGTTAAATAATGGAGCTTCTATCCATGAGAACTCAATCATCAATGGTATTAAGAATGTTAATATTAAAATTGAAGAAGATAGAGACTACCAAACAATTATCAATAGCATAGAGAAGTCAGTATTTATATAATCAAATTAAATTAAATTAAATTAAATGGAAAATAAAAAATCAGTATTTGAATTGTTATCGTCAATTAATGTTAACTCTAAAGTGGAAAAGAAAAGTGGATTGACTTATTTGAGTTGGAGTTACGCATGGTCAGAAGTTAAGAAGGTTTGTCCTAATGCTTTATATCAAGTTATTACAGACCCTACTACTAATAAACCTTATTTTTATGATGAATATCTTGGGTATATAGTAATGACCGAGGTAAGAATAGAAGAAGAGACTTTATGTATGTGGCTTCCTGTTATGGACGGAGCTAATAAAGCCATGAAGGTTGCTCCGTATAACTATACTACAAAATACGGAGAGAAGACTGTTGAGGCCGCTACAATGTTTGACATCAACAAAACCTTAATGAGATGTTTAGTTAAGAACTTAGCTATGTTTGGCATGGGTATCTATATCTACGCAGGAGAAGACTTACCTGAATCAGAGAGTACTCCTGTCGTTGCTACTAAAGCAGAGGCTCCTGTTGCTGATTTACCTGACTTGAAAAAAGATTCTGATAATTGGAATAAAGTAATTAAGTATGTTGAAGCCAATAAAGAATTAGGTATGGGAAAAATCGGTCAGCAATTGAATCGTAAATACAACATAAGTGCTGCGCTTAAAAAAGAAATCGCTAACATTGTAAACCCTAAATCATAATGGCACAAGTAAACGAACACATCATTGAGTTATTAAGAGATGATAAAGAGTATTATGGAGGGGTAGGTAAGAACTACCTATCCAATTCAGATATAGGAACGCTGTTAGAAAATCCTAAGGAGTTTCGTACACCACGAGAGGATTGCAAAGCATTTGCAGAGGGTAGATATTTTCACCAATCTATACTAGAACCTGAGAAGATTAAAGACGTAATGTTTGTAGATGTTACTACACGTACTACAAAAGAATACAAAGCGTTCTGTTTAGAGCACAAATTACCCTTCTGTTTGCTCAAAAAAGAAATAGATGATGTCAAGGGCCTCGTGAAAATTATCAACGGTAATATCGCGTTTTTTGAGGAGATATACAAAGATGGTAATGAGTTTGAGGTTCCGGCCATTGGAGAGATTAAAGGAATGATGTGGAAAGGTAAGGCAGATATCATAACAAACGATGCTGTAATAGATTTGAAAACCACTAGCGATATACAGAAGTTTAAGTGGAACGCTAAGAAGTATAACTATGACTCGCAGTGTTACATCTATCAGAAGTTATTTGGTAAGCCTTTAGTATTCTATGTTATCGACAAGGTAACAGGTATCCTAGCTATCTTTAAACCAACAGAAGAATTTGTTAGAGGTGGAGAATTAAAAGTTATCAAGGCGGTGGATATGTATCAGAAATACTTTTCTGAGAACCCATCGGATAACATAGATAATTATTATATAGACGAATTTTTATATTAAAACAAAACCTAGCATGCCTTAGCCTTAGAGGGTTATGCTAGGTTCAAATAGACTAAGGCAAACTAAAAAAAGTATTACAATGGCACAAGATGAAAAAATCTTCGCAGACGGTTTCTTATTCAAGAGAAACGAAAAATCCCCTGACTTCGTAGTGGGTAGAATTAGTATTAAAGTTGAAGATGCTACGGCATTTATGAAGCAACACCAAAAGGGTGGATGGGTTAACTTGAATGTTAAGACCGCACGTAGTGGAAACTACTACATGGACTTAGACACTTACGAGCCTAATGATAGTTCTCCTAAGCAAGCCAAATCTAAATCATCTGTTGTTGAAGAAGATGATGATGATGGATTACCGTTCTAATATTACTGTTAAATCAGGGAGACTAACAATCTCCCTTTTTTTACCATCGGTTTATACCGATAACCGATTTTTTTTTCTATATACTACTATATATAAATATATATATTTATTTTTTTTTACTTTAGTATTAAGAAGAAATAATTGACATTATCGACAGTAGTACTAATAGTCAATTAGTTACAAAAACAAAAACGACATAAAAACGACACGAGATGACGCATAACATAACAATATTCCAAAACATACGTGATACAGACACTCCTTTCTATAGAGATGTGCATGTTATATTGGATAGAATCAAAGATGGTTCAGGTGCTACCAAAGAGATTGTTAAGCGTATCAGATTAGAGAAGAACAAATCTGAGCGCAATGAGATTAAGAAGTTATTACCCGCTATATGTTTTAGTGGTACTTTTAAAAAGAGATTAGATTCAGCATTAGAGCAACATTCAGGCCTTATGTGTTTGGACTTTGATGGATATGCAAAGCAAAAAGAATTATTGCAAGACAAGGAGACCATATCGAAAAACAAATATGTCTTCTCTGTATTTATATCTCCATCAGGAAATGGTTTAAAAGTGTTGGTTAAGGTTCCTGCTGACGAAGATAATCACACAAACTACTTCAATAGCCTAGAAAGGCACTTTAACAGCCCTTATTTTGATAAAACGAGTAAGAACATCAGTCGTGTGTGTTACGAGTCTTACGACCCCTTAATTTACGTCAATCATAATTCTTCTGTTTGGGATATAATTGAAGAACTTGAGTACACTGAGGTAAGTAAGATAAGAGACCAAGCTACTATACCAATCTCTGATGAGAATAAGATTGTAGAGATACTTGTTAAGTGGTGGGAAAAGAAGTACCCAATGCAAGAGGGACAACGAAATCATAATGCTTATATACTTGCGATGGCGTTTAATGATTTTGGTATAAATAAAAGCCTAGCAGGATATATCCTAAATCAATTCTCAAATGCTGACTTCTCTTTGAGCGAGATAGCAATAACAATTGATTCGGCCTATAAGCATACTGCTAACTTCGGAACTAAGTACTACGAAGATGAAGAACGTATAAATCAAATTCGTGCAAAGTTAAGACGAGGTGTATCAAAAAAAGAGATTCGCTACCAACTACAAGATTCCAATTTGGATAGTGAGACTATTGATGCGGTCTTGAATAAAGTTGAGGATGAGAATTCTAAGATGACATTTTGGACCAAGAACGATAAGGGAGTCATTAAGATTGAGCATATATTATTCAAACAGTTCTTAGAAGATTCAGGGTTCTATAAGTTTTGTCCTGAGGGAAGTAGGAACTATGTGTTTGTAAAGGTTACCAATAACCTAATCGACCATACTACAGAGAAAGAGATTAAAGACTTTGTGCTTGCTCATTTGTTAGAGTTGGATGATTATAGCATATACAATTATTTCGCAGACAATACTAGGTTCTTTAGAGATGACTTTCTTTCTATGCTTTCTACTATAGATATTTATTTTATAGCAGATACCAAAGATTCAGCATATCTGTATTACAAGAATTGTGCTGTTAAGATAATGAAAGATAGCATACTAACTATAGATTATTTGGACTTAGGTGGTTATGTTTGGAAGGACCATGTGATTGATAGAAACTTCAATATCTGTGACGTTACAGGCAACTGTGACTTCAAACAGTTTATAAGCAACATCAATGGCGGTGATAATCACCGAATAAAGACCATGGAAAGTACTATTGGATTCCTTCAGCATGGATATAAGAACTTATCTTTTTGTCCGGCAGTCATTCTTAATGATGAGGTTATCAGTGATAATCCTGAGGGAGGAACAGGTAAGGGATTAGTTATGAACGCTCTTAGCAATATGAAGAAACTTGTAGTAATTGATGGTAAGTCTTTCAACTTTGAGAAATCATTCCCTTATCAATTGGTATCAGCAGATACGCAGATACTTTGTTTTGATGATGTTAAGAAACACTTTGACTTTGAGAGATTGTTCAGTGTTATTACAGAGGGTTTGACTTTAGAGAAGAAGAACAAGGATGCTATTAAGATACCGTTCAATAAATCTCCTAAGGTTGCTATAACAACTAACTATGCGATTAAAGGTGCAGGTAACTCATTTGCGAGAAGAAAATGGGAACTTGAACTGCATCAACACTATAGTTTAAATTTCACTCCTAGAGACGATTTTGGTAAGATGATGTTTGGAGATTGGAACGATGATGATTGGTGCGAGTTTGACAACTATATGATTGGATGTTTGAGATTTTATTTGTCTTTTGGATTAGTTAAGTCTAAGTTTGTAAACTTAAAGATTCGTCAGTTATCAGCAGAGACTTGTCACGAGTTCATCGAATGGGTTGGATTAGTAGATAGTAACGACAGAAGTAGTATTCTTCCTACAAATGTTAGGTTATACAAAAATGAATTGTATAATATATTCGTAGATGAATACCCTGACTATAGTGTAAGAGGTAAATTAACTATAAGTAGAACTAAGTTTTATAAGTGGTTAGTATCTTATGCTATTTTTAAAGAAGGCACAATGCCTGAAGAAGATAGAGACCATATTGGTAGATGGATAATAATAAAAAAGAAAGAAGATAATAAAGAGTAATTATGGCAAAAGAAATTAAAGTAGGAGATACATTCGTATGTATCAAAACGGTTAAAATGATTGGTAGTAAACAAGTAGTCTATAGAAAAGGTTACTTATACAAAAGCGAAAAAGATGAATGTATCACTAATGATTTAAAAGAAAAAAACCATTCTTGGTCGGAAGAATATAAAATGAGTAAATTTTTCTTAAAAATTAAATATGAAAATCTGTAGTAAGTGTGATAAATTAAAACACTTGAGTAATTATAGCCGCACAGTCAATGGAAATAAGAGAGCAGATTGTAAGTCTTGTGAGGCAGATTATCATAAGGCTTACTATTTAATCAATAAAGAAACTATGATGGCTAATCAAAAATTAAGAAATGCTAAAAAAAAGAAAAATGAAAACACTTAAAGAACAGTATGCTGAAATTGTAGGTGGATATAATCCACAGTACACGGAGAATGTATCAAATAAATGTGTGGAGATTGCTCTAAATTATTATAAAAAACTTAATGAAGATTGTTTACCTTATGGTGATTTAGAAATTGAACCTGATACAGATGATAGTTTGAAAGACATAAAGGAAAGGGCCTTCAATAAAATCATTTCAACGTATAGTATGATGATTAATGAGAATACAGCAAGGTATTATAGCTCAGGAGTCAGTGAAGAAATAGCTAATCAAATGGTTAGGTCACATCAAATAGAGCTAGAAGTATATTCTTATATATTGTATTTAATTAGAAAAGATAATATTTAAAATTAAATAAGATGAAAGAAATAGATATTGAAAAATTAAGTCAACTAATAGCATTAGAACAACAGATAAGACCACACGCTCAATATTGGGATTGTTACAATGACTGTTCATTAGATTATGACCACACAAATAAGTTAGTAAAAATAACAGAGAATTTTGCTATTGGATTTGGTGAATATTTAGATTCATTATTAGAGGAGCAAATTAGAAGTTTTACAATGAAAGAACTATTAGAAATCTATAAAAAAGAAAAAGGATTATGAAATTAAAAGAAAAATTTGAGCAATGGTTCATTAATGATGAAGATGAACATTATGAAGGGATGGTAGAGACAGTTGCTATTGAACACGAAAAAATAGCAGAGGATTTTGCTATAAAATTTGCAGAGTGGTTAGATATTAATTTTAAACTTAATTTCACAAATAACGTATTTAAAGATTTATTAGTAATATATAAAGAAGAAAAAGGATTATGACAGCAAAAGAAAAAGCAGAAAAGTTAATTGATAAATATAAAGGAGGTTATAAAAATAATGATGGGTTCAATTATAAATTTAATAATGATTATGAAGATGCTAAACAATGTGCATTAATAGCAGTTGATGAACTTATTAGTCAAATGTTATGTTTAATGAAACTTTTTAATGAAGATAGAAGCGAATTTGAAGCCATTGAATTAGATTATTTAATTGAAGTTAAAAAAGAAATAGAGAAATTATGACACCATTAGATAAATCAGAAGAATTAATAGAGCAATTAGGAGTTTGGAACGCTATTTACACAGTAGATTGCATTATTAAAGTTATTAAAGAATATCCAAACAATAGTGAAGATATTAAAGATTGGAAACAAGTAAGAGAAGAAATTGTAATTAGATTAAATAGATTATGAAATTAAAATATTTAATAAAAGGCTTTGATTACCTAAGAGCATATAACTCTCCATTTAAACCATTGAAATTAAAATGGTATTGTGGAAAGATTGCTTTAGGCACACCGTACTTCTATCCAAGAAGATGGGTGAAGAGTAAAGAAAATAAAGGATATCTAACCGTAGTTACTAAGAAAATAGGATTTGATTTTGTATCATTGGGTTGGAAGACTAAGTATGATGATTATAGATTTGAATGGAGTCCTATGATAAGTTTTGTATTCTTTAAATGGCAAATAGCCGTAACATTCGTTGCGCCTCATGCGGACCATTATTGGGAATCTTGGTTATATTATACAAGAGAAACTAAAGGAATTACAGAAGATAGAATTGCTCAGTGTAGAAAAGAAGCTCCTCAAATTTGGACTACATATCATCCAAATAGTACAAAAGAAAGAATAGATTATTATAATT